GTCAATTACAGAGGGGGGCAAAGTCAGAGGGGGGGAGTTTGCGTGGGAATTCCCTGAATGTGTTACGCTTGCGTGGACAAGACAAAAGGAACTCACCCTATGGCAAAAAAACCTCGTCACATCCTTGGCTATTTGAACGACCCAAACACTTGGGACAAAGCAGCGTTTGAAACAGCTATTCGCGCAGAAGTCGAAGCCTCGACAGGAACACTCACGGCATCTGACGAATTGTTGGTTGGCGCATTGGTCATCACGGTTGACAGCCTATTGGCTGCTGAAATCAACATCCGCGAAAGAGGTCATGTCACTGTGTACGGCAACAACGAAGGCGTAACCGCTTGGTTTAAGATTCGCACTGAGATGGCTGACAAGGCTATCAAGATGCTTGCTGAACTTGGGCTGGTTGCCCGTGGTCGTCCAAAGTTGAAAGCCAAAGTGAGTGAAGTTGATGAATTATTCGCCACTGCTTGACCCTGCGTTTAAGTATGCGATAGGCGTAACTCGGGGTGACATTCAGGCGTGTGAGGATGTCAAACTGGCTTGCCAACGGTTCTTGGATATGGTCGAGCGTAAGGATGCGCCTTACGAGTTTGTCCCTGCCAAGGCTGAACATCCGCTTAAATTTGTCAAATTCTGCCGCCATGTCAAAGGACCAGATGCTGGAAAGCCAATTGAACTTGAGCCTTTTCAAGTCTTGAATTTGGCAGGTATCTATGGTTTTAGGGACAGAAAAGATCACTCATATCGCTATGTCACTGATGCGATTTTGTTCGTTCCTCGCAAATCAGGCAAAACAACCCTTGCGTCTATCATTGCGCTGTATGAGTTGCAGTTTGGTGATGCTGGTGCTGAAGTGTTTACTCTGGCTACTAACCGCGACCAAGCGAGTATTTGCTTTGACTCGTCCAAAGCAATCGTAGAAAACATGAGACCAGAGTTAGCTTCTAAGTTTATTGCTTACCGCAGTGAACTGAAAAAGGCTGGCGACTCAACTTCTACCTACCGTGCGCTGTCACGGGAAAACCGTAAGACAGGTGACGGTAAAAACCCGTCTTGCGCCATGATTGACGAAGCTGCTCAGATTACTGAGAGACAGTCGATTGAGGTCTTGCACTCAGGCATGGGCGCTCGTAAGAACCCATTGCGGATGTATTTGACAACAGCCAGCTTCACCAAGGAAACCAAGTTCTTTGAAGACCTTTCTCACTTCCGTAACGTCTTGCGTGGCGCTGCTCCTGATAGTTTCCGCTGGTTTGGTCTACTCTATAGCATTGATCCCGGAGATAATTGGGCTGACCCTGCGGTATGGGGCAAAGCGAACCCGATGCTTGGGGTGTCTGTCACGAAGCAGCATATTCAGCAGATGGCTGAAGAAGCGTCTGCCAAGCCAGCAAGCCTGAATGAGTTTCTGTGTAAACAGCTAAATATCTATGTTTCGGCTAACACTGCTTGGGTTGATCGAAAGCATTGGGATGAATCGGTTGAGCCAATTCCCGAGAAAAAGCCAGAAGCTACATTTGTTGCATTTGACTTGGCGCACACCCGAGATTTGAATGCTGTTGCCACAGTCCACAGGTATGGCGAAGAAGATTTCTATGCCAAGTTCCAATTCTTTTTGCCAGAAGAATCTATTGAACTGATCCCGAATCACTACAAGAGTATTTTCTTGCAAGCCAATGCAAGTGGCATTCTTAGGCTCACTCCGGGCAACGTAACTGACCTAAATGAGATTGAAAGTTACGTCAAACAAGAATGCGAAAAGCACAATGTCAAAGAAATTGGCTATGACCCGTACAACGCTGCTGCTTTGGTGGCTAACCTGTACGCTGATGGCTTGCCAGTAAAAAAGGTTGGGCAGGGCATGGCGATGTTGTCAAACCCGTCTAAAACCACTGAGCAATTGATTCTTAAGAAAGCAATTAAGCACGATGGCAACCCGTTTGTTGGTTGGCAGCTTGGAAACTGCGAGGTTTATACTGATGTCAACGGCAACGTGAAGGTCAGGAAGAACGAAGCAGACCCGTCAGCCAAGGTAGACGGTATTATTGCTTTAATTATGGCTATACATTGCCATTTGGATAATGTATTTGTCAGCGAATCATTTGGCTTTAGGTCGCTAGAGTGGTAAAGTGTAGGAAATTGAGGGGCAATCATGGCAATTTTTGACATTTTCAAGCGCAAAAACACTCAGTCTGAGAGCAATACTTTGTTCGGTCAGACAGCCTTGGGCAACAACATTGTTTATCAAGGCAGCGATAAACGTGCTGGTGTCAACACCCAAATCCTGTATGTAACCACTGCCAGCACCACAACTGCTGGTCGCCCTGTGGATATGTCTGTGCTGACCAGAAACAGCACAATCATGTCCTGTGTAGGCGTTAAAGCCCGCGCTTTGGCTCAGTTGCCGATTAAGATTTGTTACGAGACAACAGACGGGAAAATGATTGATGCTGTTCGTGGCGAAGGTGTTGGAACGCGAGATAAAGCAAAAGCCCGTCAAGTTGCCAAGCTGTTGGGCAATCCAAACAACTTCCAGAGCAAGTATGAGTTCTGGTATCAGTGGTTAATGTGGTACGAATTGTCTGGTGAAGCCTTTACCTTGTGGTGGAGAAAAGACCAGAACAGTTCTACCGAAACTCCGCTGGAAATGTATGTGCTGGATTCAACGCTGATTGCGGTGAATATCACACCTACTCGTTATCCGACATTCCGCTTGTCCACTCCAAGCTATGGTTTCAATAAGGACCATGAATTCAAGTATTTCCAAGTCATGCACGGCAAGGAAATGGCTTGGCAAGGCTCTGCTGGCTTTAACAAGGCTATTTTGGCGACTGAGTTGGTGGGTCTTGACCAAGACATTGACCTTTACGCCAACTTTGTCATGCAGAACGGCGCAAAGCCTTCTGGTATGTTTGTCACCGATCAAGTTATTCCAGATGGCAAATATAAAGAGATTGCAGCCCGTCTAAAAGAGGCGTGGAACAACATGACAGGCAGCAAAACCAGTGACCCAAGCAAGCCGGGTCAAGGTATGTTGCTGGATCAAGGCATGAAGTATCAAAAGCTGGAAATGCTGACTTTGCAAGACACTGATGCTGCCGCTTTGAAGTTGATGACGATGCGCCGAATCTGCGGTTTGTTTGGTGTGCCGCCTTCTATGATTGGCATCCATGATGGCAAATTTAACAATAGCCAAACGGCTTTGGATGAGTTTTATAAAACCACCATGTACCCCACAATCGTCAATATCCAGCAGAAACTGACGCAGCATTTGCTTGAGGGTTACCCAAGCCTTTGCATTGAGTTTGACACCAAGGATTTCCTCAAAGGTGCGCCTTTGGATCAAATGAACTTTGCGACTGCTGGCGTAAAAGGTGGAATAATGACGCCTAACGAAGCCCGTAACTACATGAATCTTCCTTCTAAGGAAGGCGCTGATGAATTGATGGCTGACGGTAAAGACGCTGAGCCAGTTCCCGGCTCAAGCGGTCAAGATACTGGCGGTGGCGGTGGAAACCAGACCAGAAAAATGAACATTGGCACTACTTGATATATTATGCCCACTGACGCACAATATCTGGTAGCATTAGCCAAACAGGTCAGAAGACCAACAAAACAGTTGCCCGTACTTTTAGGGCGACCCCCTAAAATACAGGACAATAACCAATCAATTGCTTTAGGGGCAATCAATGAAGACATTGAATCTTATCTGCGAAGCCAAGCTGAATCTCAACGAGAAAGCCGACAACGGCGAACCGTCTGGACAGATTGAGGCTCGTATTACGACATGGGGCGCACGAGAAGGCGCTGATGGTCGCAAGTTCTTTTATAAGCCAGAAGGCTTTATGGATTGGGCGAAAGAATTTGCCGCATCTGGTCGCCCATTGCCTATGTACGTCAATCACAATTCTGACTCTATTCCTGTTGGTGAATGGACAATGATTGAAATGGATGACGAGGGCATGAATGCTACTGGTCGCCTGTATTTGAACACCACTGCTGGCTCAGACTTGTATCAAGTGATGAAAGAAAGCCCCAATATGTTTGGCGGTGTTTCTGTTGGCGCTTATGCTGAAGAATATCAAATGGTTGACCCTAATGGCGAGGCAATGACCATTGGTTCTGCCGATCCATATGAAGATGGCTATTTCCAAATCACAAAAGGTGGTTTGCGTGAAACTAGCGTGGTCATGTACCCAAATAACATGAAAGCAGAAATCAAGAAGTTGGAATATTTCCGACCTGATGGCTCTGCTGATTTGAAAGTATTGGAAGAAGCACTGCGGGATGCAGGGCTGTCCAAGCAGATGTCGGTTGCCGCCGCATCTGTGTTTAAGACGGTGATTGAACAGCGTGATGCTGTAAAAGAGCCTATTGAAAATGCGCCAATTCAGAGTGATTCTGATGCGGAGGCAACCGAAGCAGAAATTCTCGCGGCTCTTGAGCAACGTGAACTTCTAAAACTCCTTGACAAACGACTTAAAGGTTGAATCATGTCCCAAGTTATTCTTGAAAAACTGGATGCCATCGAAGCTAAACAAGCCGAAGGTATCTCTGCTGTTGAAGCAAAAATCCCTGCTGCTGTTGAGGCTGTAAAAGCTGAAATGGCTGAAATGGTGTCTGCTCTGGAAGCCAAAGTTGCTTCTATTCAAATGCCTGAGTTCATTCGCACACCCGCAAAGACTGTTCGCCAAGATGTGAATCGTTCCGTGCGTGAGCAACTGGCTACTTTCTACAAAGGCAATAACCGTTTGGGAAAAGAACTGCAAATCTTTGCAGACGAAAGCCAAATGGATGCGTATCTGAAAGAAGCCTCTGCCCTGACCGCTGGCGGTGATGGCAAGGGTGGTCGTACTGGCTACGATCCTACCTTTACGGCTCTGCGTTTGATGAACCCAATGCGCGGTGTTTCTCGCACTGTGGCTACTGACGGTTCCTCGTACCAGTTCCGTGTGCGTACAGGCAACCCCGGTGAAGCATGGGGCTATGCGATTCAGAACAACGGCGCAGCCACCACTGAAGACACAAGCATCTGGCAATTGGTTCTGCAAGACTTGAACGTGCAGTTCCCAATCCGTACAGCCGCTTTGGACGACATTGATGGTTTGGAAGCTGTGGTTGTTGACGATATGCTGGCGTCATTTTCGCAGAGTGAAGCCCTCTCAATGATCCAGAATAATGACCAAGCCGCACAATCCGTAAGCAACCCCTACGGTGGTACTAACGGTCTGCGTGGTCTGGATCAGTACGCTGGTGCTAACGCTACTTACACTGGTGGCACAACTTCTGCTGCTGCTTTTGGCACTTCTGGCACTGGCTCTACAAGCGGTCTGCACTCGCTGGCTACTTATGACCAGTTGACCTCTAACGTCAACACTGTTGGTGCTAACGCGATCCAATACAAAGACGTTATCAACTTGATCTACGCCCTGCCACAGCAGTATTGGACTCCTAACGCCAAGTTTATGGTTAGCCCAATCTTGGCTCAAGCTATCCGTGGTCTGCAAGACACCAATGGTCGCCCAATCTTCAACTCTACTGAGTCGTTGAATCCTGATGGCATCATTGGTCAAATGCTCGGCTTTGATGTTGTGATGAACCGCTATTTGGATGCTCCAAGCCAAGCTACAACTGGCGCTGCTGGCACTAACAGCCTGTACCCAATGTATTTTGCTGATTGGAGCCGCTTCCACACAATCGTTGATCGCTTGAACATGGTCATGCGCCGCTACGACCAGACATTGCCCGGCTTTATCACCTTCTTTGGTGAGAAGCGTTTGGCAACTTCTGTGCGCGATCCTAACGCTGGTGTGCGTTATCGCTCGACAGGTACAGCTACCTGATAAATCGGAGGGGGTTAATTCCCCCTCCTTTTTGTGCCAATAATTTAGGAACTGATATGACCATTACCGAACGAATCCTGTCTGGAATTAAGCAAACATTAGAAACTGGCGATAAAGTCACGATTGACTTGCGCGAGGCATCTGCTATCACTGGTTCAGGTTTGAATGTCGGTGGTCGCACTCACTTTGATGATGCTTTTGCTACGTTGCGTTATGCGAACCCGTTTCGCCTAGTTGCACGAAACATCAAAGTCCCCGGAAATTCCGCTGTTCAGTTTGTTGCCAAAACTGGTAACGCTGCCAACAGTACAAACCCTTGGGGCTACACAGTCAACCCCAATAGTGGTTCTCCCAACATTGACACAAGCATTTGGCAATTGCCAACTCGGGTAATTTCTGCACAGATGCCTATTCGCTCGGCAGTGTTGTCCGATGTGAATGGCTTGAATGCAGAATTGGTTGAAGACCTGATGATGGAATTCGCCCAAATTGAAGGCGCATCTGCTGGTCTCAATAATGACCAAGCTGGTTCTACCACCACCTCAACTGGTGCGACTGATGGCTTGCGTGGTCTTAACAGTTATCCCGGCGCTGCTGGCTCTGCTGCCGCCTTTGGTACAAGTGGTACGGCTATGACCAATGGTCGCCACAACATTGCCTCAGTTGGTTTTAATAACGTTGGCGGCTTGGACATGGAAACTTTGGTTGACATGGCAAGTGTGTTGCCGGGTCAATACTGGAATCTTCCCGGCACAGCTTGGATGATGTCGCCATCAGCAATTAGTGCTTTGCGAAAGTATGCTCATCAAAACGGCGCATATAGTTTTGTTGAAACTGGTTCTGCTGAAGCGGGTTCTTTGCTGCACGTTTTTGGTTTCCCTGTCATTCCAAACCCCTATTTGGATGCAATTGGAACTGTTGGTGCAAAGCCCGTCTATCTTGCTAATTGGAATCGTTTTATGACGATTGCCGATGTGGAAGAAATGACCATTCAAGCAATGGAACAAACCACTCCCGGTTTTGTGCAGATGTATGCTGAGAAACGCATGGTCAGCACTGTGCGTGACGTTTTTGCTGGTGTTCGCGCAATCGAGACTTAAGCCATGAGTTTTGACAACTATCAATACGCTGCGCCATTTGGCGCTCAGACGCGCAATCCGTTTAACTACGCAAAGGTTGAACAGATTGGGCGTGATAGTTCTTCACAGTGGCTGACTCTTGATGAAATGACCAACCAACTGAACTTGTTTGATGATACAAGTCAGGACACATACATTTCAGCCCTTGGTCTTGCCACCAGACAGGCAATTGAAGACTATTTGGGAATGTCCATTCTTCCGGTGTCGTATCGTGTGTATTACGGCACTGAAAGTTTGGTGGCATCCCCGATTAGCTTTGATTTGCCCGAAGTTAGTCAAAACAGCAATCCAGCATTGCCGGGTCTAACCGTTAACTCTGTTGGCTACTGGAACGATGCGTTTCCACCAGTGTTTGTAACCATTGCAAGCGCAAACTATTACTACGATGTTTCTGGCAACAAAGTAATTGTCAACAACTTGCCGACAGACATAAACACAGTAATGACTGCGCCGATCATTTTGCAATACACGACTGTTGCAAACCCATTGGCTGCTTACCCTGTCATCAAGCAAGCTGGCTTGTTGCTGCTTACGCACCTGTATAACAACCGTGCCAATGCGACAGAAACAAAGCTGAAGGACATTCCGTTTGGAGTGACTACACTTTTGCGCCCCTACAAACCGTTAATTATGTGAACTTATGTTTGTATATTGGATTCATTTACCAGAGCAAACCAACGTAGCCATTGAAGGCTATGTTGGAATAGCTATGAATTTTGAGCAACGTATGTCTGCTCATAAATCGTGCGCTAAAACTGGCAAAGAACAAACTTTATATAACGCAATTCGCAAATACGGTTGGGACAATCTTGTTAAAGAAGTGATCTTGGTGTCAAACGAAAATTACTGTCTTGAGATTGAGAAAAAGCTAAGACCAGTACCAAGGATAGGTTGGAACATTGCTATTGGTGGCGGTGAGATTACTGGAGCGCATTTGAAAGGCGTTAAGCAGTCTGAACAGCATCTTGCAAACAGAAAGAAAGCTCTTGCTGGCAGGGTGTCTGGAATGAAGGGCAAAACACATTCTCAAGAAGCCAAAGAAAAAACTAGACAAGCAAATCTTGGTAAAGTTTTTACTGAAGAATCAAAGAAAAAACTTGCAGCATCAAAAAATAAGCCGCTGATGGTCAATGGTATAGTTTACGAAAGCTGGCTACAAGCAAGCCAACAGACGGGAATACCAACTGGCAGCATTTCTTACTTGCTTAAAGCAAAGCCGCTAAAAGGCAAGTGGTCTGCTTACGATTTGAAGGAAGTGGCGTAATGGCAATTGCTCGTTTTGAAAGCATCAACGTCAACAACCTGACTTTTACCAAGTCAGATTTTGGTGAAGGTGCGACTGTTCAGGCGCTGTGGTTTGCAACTCGGGCAAGAGTCGCTTCAGTGGCAAACACTTTGAAAATTGCAGACAAGTATCGTCTGTATCAAGACATGATTAACTTCACGGTTAATTACACGCGAAACACAAAATTGATGGTGGCGAATCAAAACCTCTACTCAATTACATATCGTGGACAAGATTGGCGAATTGATAGTGCGCGGGAATCTGATGACCGCATGACTGTCATGTTCCTTTGCTATCGTTCTGATCCAGTTACGGCGGTCTAATGGCAGCACAACTCAATCCTGTTGTTTACGGTAAAGCTATCCAGTATCAACTGGCTAACATCGTCACGCCTGTGCCTGTGTATGCGGCTTTTAACCGTAACTTTGCTACTCAGCCCAAGTTTATTACTTGGATGCTGCGTAATGTGCATCAGCCTGTATATACAGGTCAAACACAAAGCAATAAAGGGATTGATCGACCTGTATTCCAGATTTCTATTTTCACTCAACAGATTGAAGATGGTTTTACAATCTCAAATCAGATTCTGCAAGCCTTGCATGGGTATAGCGGAATTTTGGGCAGTCCAGCAGATGGCTTTTACATCTCAAAAGCTGATGTTATGTGGCTGTATAACAGTTACAACGATGAGGAGAAAATGGCGCAAATCTTTTTAGATTGCACCATTGACATCCCGGCGTAAAACAAGACAATTGTTCAACTTTTAAAGGATACTCAAAATGGCTTTACCAAACAAAGTTCTTCCCGGTTTTACGGCAGCGTTATACGCACAGCCCGGTGCGGCTCCTACTCCTTTGACTACTGCACAGTTGTCCTTGGTTGCAAGCGTTTCCCCACTGGCTGTTAGTGGCAACTTGATTCCTGTGGAAGCAATCCCTGCTTTCGGCATGGACGATGCTGTCGCTAGTTTCGGCGTGGCTGGTTCGCGTCAGTCTGACAAGATTCCCGTTCAGGCTGCGCCCACATCCATGACCATCACTGCTGCATGGAACCCTGCTGACACCAACTTGCTGTTGATGAGGGCTGATGCCTATTCTGGCGTCATTGACCGCACTTTCATCATTTCGGCTACCGAGGGTGCAAACATCGTTTAT